GCTGAGCTTATCCGATCTGGAATTGATAATATCAATGATGCGGATAATGAGGTCAATGATGGAATCCGCTTTGTTGCTAAGCTACTCGGCCAAGGAACGTTTAAAATCTGCCGAAAATGCCGAAACCTAATTGCTGAATTCCAATCCTATGTATGGGATGAGAAGTCAATCAAGTCCGGCGTGGATAAGCCAAAGAAAGAGAATGATCATTGCTTTGCAGCCGGAACAATGGTTGCTACTCATATCGGACAACAGCCTATTGAAGAATTGAAAGAGGGACAGCTTGTCCTCACATCAGAGGGTTATAAACCAATTCTTAAAACCTGGAAGCAAGAAGCTGATACATTCGAATATGGCATTTTAGGCATAAAATTTATTTGCACCGATTCTCATAAGTTTTATACCCTAAATAGGGGTTTTATTGAAGTATCTAATCTGTTAAAATCAGATATATTTATCGTTAATTTAGAGCGGTTATGTTTGAAACCTTTGAATGGAATGGAACGATATTCAAGAGATATCCAAAATCTAAAAGATTTAATGACAGGAGCTATTTCAGAGCGTGGGTTAGAGGGGTTGGACGCAGATATCTCCATCGTGAAGTATGGGAATTCCATTATGGACCGATTCCACGAGGATACCATATTCATCACAAAGACAGAAATACCGGAAACAATGACGTTGGCAATCTCGAGTGTCTCAGCCATAAAAAACATAGCGCTCATCATGCAGAGAATCTTACATCCAAGCAAAAATGGATTCTCAAAAATCACGCAAATATTATCCGACCAAAGGCAACAGGATGGCATAAATCCCCTGAAGGACATGCGTGGCATAAAAAGCATGGAAAGAATTTCGGAAGATTCGAATTCAGACAAATGCAATGCGAGCAATGCTCATCTTCATACAAAACAAGAAAGCTATCCGTGTCGAGATTTTGTTCAAATAAATGTAAATCTAAATGGAGAAGAGATGCTCACCTTGACGATGTCGAGAAAAGCTGCCTCTTTTGCTTTAAATCATTTCTCTCAAACAAACATGCCAAGCATAGGTTCTGCTCAAAAAGTTGTTCCTTTAAGAACACTTGGCAAAAGATCCGTTTACAACATCACGGTAAAGGATAAGCATGAGTTTTATGCCAACGGCATACTTGTTTCTAATTGCTTGGACGCGCTTAGATATGCTCTTTTTTCTCACTTCTTTTTGTCTGAGCAAGGGGCGCTCACGGCTAAGGACCTCGACAGAAGCTATAACGAAGCTATGGGGATTCAACCGGATCTTCCTCCTTTCTTTCAGCAGCCGAATGATGGGTATCAGGCTGGGATGAGGTTTTAGTCTCTTTCAATGTTATAATCGTATCACAAAGCGGTGCTAAGTATTTCATTACTGGATCTTCTTCTTCCATCATTTCCCCTTAATCCTGTTAAGCACGTCTTCAAGATCGCTCAGCTTTTGGATCATGTACATGTCTCTTTCTTCTTGAGATTTGGAGTGTTTATGCATACGCCAAAAGAACGCTCCGGCTTGTAGAACCAGAACGATTAAAACGATTTCACTTGTTGTCATTTATTCCACCAATTTTTAATTCGCTCCCAAATGGTTATTTCATTCGGGTCGTAAATCTTTTTAGCCAGCTGCTCAGGAATGAATGTTTTATTTTCCAATTCAATCTGTTCCATGCAGTGATCGCAAATGCGCCAAATATGGGGAGCATACTTTCCGGTGAAACAGAATTCTTTGATGGGCAATTGGCCTGATTTACATCTATCGCATGTTTTGGTCATAGGATCACCCTTATCGGTTTATTGACTGGTTGGTAGTCAATGCAGGTTCCTCGCTTTATCTTTCGCGGCGTTCTTCTTATCCTGTTTTGTTGGTTTTGGAGGCTTCTTCTCTTTAGGCTTCTTGTTATGGACATCAGGCTTTTTGTCTTGTTTTTCAGCCTTTTTCCTGTCTTTATATTCTTTATGCGCATCGACCTTTTTAGACGCTTTTGCGTTGTTTTTCTTCTCTGTTGCTTCTCGGTGCATGTCTACTTTTGCTTGAAGTGCAATATCAGGACAATGAGGTGCAAGCGCAACTGCTTTGACTGTTGCGAAGATGATAAGAATCGCTGTTACCACAAAGGCTGCGATCCTCATGAATCCGAAGATTTGAACTGATTTAGAATTTATGTTTTTCATACTTCTCCTATGTAGGCTTGTTTAAGTGCTCGATCGTGTTCCCAGCCCATGGCCTGGTCAATGCGTATGGCAATATAGGCAATTGAGAAGAAAATAGTAAAGATTAAGATGAGTGGTTTCATACTTTTGAGGAGTTTGATCATCTAACTATCACCAGGTCGTCGCCTAACCTTGTCTTACATTCTTCTATGAATTGATCAAGTGCTTTTTTATTAGGGGCTGTTGCTAGCAGGCCACATCCTGATTTAAAAAATATTCTAGCTTCCATTCCATGAAACTCTATTTTTTTTACTATTTCGAAAGAAAAACTATCTAATTCTTGTCTGGTAAACATTTGATTCCTTTTTTATCCCACCAATCCTTGTAATGCTCTTTGATCTGTTCAAGAGTTAGACAGAAGTTCTGATAAGGATTTTTTGTCCGCATGTGCATATCTACAAAAGCGCTTATGAGAGCCCCCATCCATAAAGAGGTTTCAATTTGAGGATTTTTTTCAGCTAATTCGATAAGCAGTAGATATGCTTTTTCTGTGTTTTCTTGGTCTGTTTTTTTAGGGCGTCTTTTCCTCATAGTCTTTCCTTTATTTCTAGCTGCATTTCCTGAATCGTCCTTAACCTGCACCAAATCTCAAAAAGCATAGCATAGGTGACGAAAAAGAGTAAGATTAAGGTGGCGTATTTCATTTCGGGGGCTCCTGTGCAGCCATCCAATGGGTTATGTTCATTTTTTCAGAGCAATTCCCGCATTGAATATGCATTTTTCCTTTATGGAAATAGCCAACTCTTACTCCATTTATAGTACAATAAATTAAAACTAATTCAGATGGGAATTTTCCTTCCTTTTCTTCCGGAAATCTCTCCTTCACGCTGATCCACTCTTTCATTCCTTATCCCCATTCCTTTTATTCGGATAAATCTTCTTAAACATATTAGCCGTGGCCAGGATTTCATCAAGCGCTTCACTTGGCTCTTTAGCCTCATATAGCTTTTCATCTGTTTCATCAGCCTCAACGACCTTATTAATCATCGCAATATCTCTTGGCTGATATCTAGCGTGAATCACGATTTCAGGGGTAGGTGTCGATCTATCCATTTTCTGTTTTTTAGGCGCAAAACAATCCCAACAACCAGTCCCAGAGCTCTTAGCGCCAACTTCAGATGTCATTGTTAGTCCTTTATTTTGAAAAGAAATTCTATATCGTTTAATGTAAAGTAAATTCTTTAAATCATAGGTTTAGGTCAATTCATGTGGTTTCGCCTTCTAACCCATAATCGTGTATCATATATGCCTCTAAAACTCAAAGGGGAAATATGGAAGAGAAGGGTGATTTTATCATATATCGAGAAGTTAAGTTTACTATTCAGCAGGGATATTATCGTGCGAGTATTCAGCTTCATCGTTGGATTTGGGAAGAGCAATTTGGAAAAATTCCTGAAGATCATCAGATTCATCATAAGAATGGAATCAAAACAGACAATCGGCTTGAAAACCTTGAGTGCATCCATATTGCAGAACACAGAAGATTGCATAATGCTCAGAAAGAAATTCAGTATCAAGTATGTAAATTGGGTTCTAGAATTTCTCTTCGAAAAAAAAGAATACACTACTTACTCAAAGAAGGCAAAAATGTTTTATCAGAAAATTCCAAGTTGTTTTGGGACGGAAAAGGGGAGAAACCTAGAATATGTGTAATTTGCAAAGAAGAATATTTCACTCGATCCGTCAAAATAAAAAACGGGTGCTGTTCAAATGCGTGTCGCTGTTTATTATACCGTTTGAGAAAGGCAGGGTTATACAATGACCTTATTTCCGCAATTAAGTGATAGTTTTTATACAGACCAGGATCACGATGTCCTTAAGTTAATGGACTATACATATGCCAAATACATCACAATTAATCAATCTTTTTGGAACGAGGCTTCGCTCGACCAACGTTTTCGGGCAGGAGACCAATCTCTTTGGAATGACATTTATGGCAACATTCCAGCATTTCGAAGACGCCAGTTCAATTTCAATCGAATTCGCCGAATTACCAACATGATTACAGGCTATCAACGCCAGCATCGAAAGTCAACTGTTTGTACACCCATTGAGAATTCAGACCAACAGACAGCCGATCAATTCAGCAAGATTCTGCTTTGGGATGACCAAAAGAACCATGTTTTAGAAACGATTTCAGATGCTTTTGATGGTGCTGTTGTCACAGGAATGAATTTGCTTTCAGTTTGGATGGACTATCGAAATGATCCCGTCAATGGCGATATTGCAGTTGATAACGTCGCTTTCAATGGCTATTTGATTGACCCCTACTTCAAGAAGATGAATCTTTCGGATTGCAATTCAATTTGGACAAGAAAATACTTGTCACGCAATCAAGTTAAATCGCTTCTTCCAGGTCGTGAAAACGAAATCTTAGATATGCGTGGATGGGGAAATCGAGATGGTAAATTTCAATTCATGCCCGAGTCTTTCAATTATGGCATGCAGGATCTCTTAACTTATGATGAATTTTGGTACTTAGATTCAAGAAAACAAAAGCTTCTTTGCGATTTGCAAACTGGCGAAACCATGGAATGGAGAGGACAAGATGAAGACCTTAATGACTTTTTACGGACTTATCCGCAAATACACACTCTCAATCAGGAAATCCAAACCGTTAAACTTGCCATTGTCGTACAGGGTAAGGTTATGTATAACGGCCCTAATCCTCTTAATATTGATCGCTATCCTTTTGTTCCCGTGTGGGCTTATTACGAGCCTCAAATGTCTGATTTCCCATGGAGA